CATCAGGGGGAGTAAAACAATAGTAGACCCGTTTGCCAATGGTTGCAAAATCGGGACTATCACTAATGATTTGAACCAAAAGTTCGATACAACATATCACCTTGATGCGCTTGACTTTTTAAGATTGCTTCCGGATGCTTCTGCCGACGTAGTTTTATATGACCCGCCATACTCTCCGAGACAAGTCAAGGAGTGCTATGAGGGCGTAGGAATTACGGTCACGGCAGAACATACCAAAGCATCTTGGAGAGCAAAACATCTTGATGAAATCGCAAGAATCCTTAAACCTGGTGGAGTATGTTTATGTTTCGGATGGAACTCAAACGGAGTTGGAAAAAAGCGAGGTTTTGAGATGATAGAAATTCTTCTTGTTGCTCATGGTGGTAGCAAGAATGATACGATTTGTACGGTTGAAGTAAAAGGAGAGAACAATTGACGATAGTTGCAATTATTTTAGGATGGATGTTGGTCAACACATGGGTGGCATTAATTTGGTGCAAATTAGACCACACATTTATATCCGAATGGGATGAATACTTTGCACTCTTTATTGTGAGTATTGTATCCGTTCCTATTATGCTTTTAATTAAACACATTATTATAAAAGTTAAAAAGGAGAGGAAAAATGAAGTACGCAAAAAGCAATTGTAAACACGCAGAAAAGCATGACGCAACCCATATTAAATGTGCCAGAGATGGTTCATTAAGAAAAGTTGCAAAGGGCTGTCCTTGTAGAGTCTATGAGGAAACGTGGTTTACAAAGATGAAAAAGAAGTTGGTCTGGTAAGGAGTAAAAATGGATAGGTATAATGTCGGGCAAATTGTTACAGCAACAGAAGATATTGAAGTTGTTGGTTGTTTCTCAGATGAGAAACAGGTAATTAAAAAGGGAACAAAAGGATGGGTAACAGCCTCAAAAGGTTGCCCTGCGCTCTATTTGGAAAACGGTAGTACTTTCTTACTTGACAAAGAAAATACTGAGCTTATCGGTTTCGATTCCGAGGGACTTGCAGAGTGGATTTTCCGTCATTTGAGAAATAGAACTCACATTGACGATATGATGGAAGATTACGATGTTGATGAGGATGATATTAAAAACATTATCTCGGAAGCTCTTGAAGAACTTGAATTTTATCCGGGAGAAGAAACGGAGGATAGAGAATGAGTTACTTCTATAGCAATGAGATTGTATTTAGGGGACATCCTGACAAAGTTGCAGACCAGATTAGTGACGCACTTCTCGATGCTTATTTAGCAATTGACCCCAATAGTAGATGTGGTATCGAGGTTGTTGGCGGAAAGGGCAAAATTTTTGTCACTGGCGAGGTTACATCTAAGGCTACTATGGATGTTAATGTAGAAGCGGTTGTCCGCAGCGTGTTGAAAGATATCGGGTATAGAACGGATTATGAGATTATTAACAACATCGGGAAACAGTCACCGGATATCGCACAAGGTGTTGATATTGGTGGAGCTGGCGACCAGGGTATGATGTTCGGTTATGCTTGTAGAGATACCGCACAAATGTTGCCAACAGCAATGGTAATTCTTCAAGAATTATCTATGTTTTACGATGCTCTTTGTCATTCAGATAAGAGATTTCTACCCGATGGAAAAGCTCAAATCACAGGCGAATACAACTCCGATAAGCAATTGGTGAAGATTAAAGATTTTACAATCTCTTATCAGAACACAGAAGAAGCAAGAGAAGAAACCGATAGAATTCTCAAGGAGTTTACCACAGAACTTTGTGCTGAGTACAATATCAAAATTGATTGCTTCCATATTAACCCTACCGGCAAATTTCTTATTGGTGGGTTTGATGGAGACGCGGGTTTGACTGGACGCAAGATTGTTGTGGATGCTTACCAGTCATTTGCCAATGTTGGTGGTGGTGCATTCTCTGGGAAAGACCCGACAAAGGTTGATAGAAGTGCTGCATATAAAGCAAGACAACTCGCAAAAGAGTGTTTAATGACTCGCAATGACTTTAAGTGGTGCGAAGTCCAACTTTCTTATGCAATCGGGCTTGAATCTCCTTTGGCGATTTATGTAAGAACCGATAAAGGAAACTACACAGAGAACCTTAATTGGCTTTATCCTGAATGCACACCAAAACGAATTATTGAAGATTTGCATTTGCTTGATACCAAAAAAGTAAAGTATTACTCAACAGCTAAATTTGGACATTTTGGAAACAAGGCGTTTCCATGGGAATGAGAGGTATAATAATGAAAGTTTTTATTGATCTTGACAAAGTAACTGTTACTGACGGCAAGGTTATCATTGATGTTGACCCGAACCAGAATGGTTGGTTTGATACTATTCTTGCGGCAAAGAATGGTGTAAAACTCTCCAAACTTAGACCCAAAGACGAATTCAAAATCGGAGATGAAGTGTTTATTGTGTTAGAGCAAACCGAAAACGGCACGAGGGTCATTGCCAAGGAGTTTATCTACGACGACACACAATTTGGCGACAATTCCAATTGGAAGACATCTTCTATCCGTAAAATCCTCAACAATAAGTATCTTGAGAAGATTGCAACTATCATTGGAGAAAATAACATCATATCGATGGATAGAGACCTTACTTCTCTTGATGGTTTGGATGACTACGGAATCTGCACCGACAAGGTTAGTCTTTTAACTGCTACAGAGTATGCAAAGTATCATAGAATTCTTGGTTTGAAGTCACGCTATCCTAATTGTTGGTGGCTTATTACTCCTGCATCCGCTCCAAGCAATGATTATTCTCGTTACGTTTGCTATGTCAACTCCGGCGGTATTCTGAGTTGGATTGTCTGTGTCTTTCGCTACGGTGTTCGTCCGTTTTTAAATCTTGAATCTTCCATTTCGGTACTTATGAATAAAGATTAAACCATTCTTGTATTTTGAGGTACATATGGAAATTATAAAAACACATACAGGTAAGATATATGTAGATGTCGATAGGCAGTTAGAGTTTTTAACCGTTGGCGATTACGGCAAAGAAAACAATATCAAAGCTGATTTCCTCGGACTACATAAAGAGATTAATGGTGTAGAACATCATGAAGTGGATTTATCGGATAAATGGGTTGCCACGATAAGCACCCAAAAAGGATGCCCGATGAAATGTCAATTTTGTGATTGCCCTAAATATGGTTTTCATGGTAATGCAAGCGTAGAAGATATGATGTACGAAGTTGCGACCATTTTGGAACATGAGGATGTAAAATCTACAAAGAGATTTAATGTGCATTTTGCAAGAATGGGTGAACCCTCGTTGAATCCTAATGTTCTTACATTTGCGGAGAATAATTTAAAGCCTCTTGTAGAGAAATATATCAAAGCAGACACAATTCATCCGGTGGTTTCTACGATGCTTCCTAAAAACCATCAATTTCTTGAACACTTTATTGAGAAATGGTGTTACATAAAGAATGAGGTTTATAATGGCGAGGCGGGATTGCAGTTTAGCATTAACTCTACCGATGAGAAACAGAGAGCCGAGCAGTTCAACAATATGAGTTTATCTCTAAGTCAGATTTCCGCGCTTGCTAAAAAGCTGCCTATGCCGAAGGGTAGAAAGTATACTTTGAATTTCGCGGTAACAGCAGATACAATTCTGGATGCAAAAAGACTTTCGGAGTTGTTTGAAAAAGAAAAGTTTATCGTAAAGATTACACCAATTCATAAGACAGATGCAGCCGTAAAGAATGGCTTTGGTGTAACCACCGAATATACCGATTATGACGTATATCGTAAGTTTGAAGCTCCACTTCTTGATGAGGGATGGGAAGTCATTGTGTTTGTTCCCAGCCAGGAAGAAGATAGCGATAGAATTACTTGTGGTAACGCATTGATTGCCACCAACAAATAAAAGAAAGAAGGATTTAAAAATGAAGAAGATTTTAAGTGTTATTTTGGTCGTAGTGATGATGTGTGCAATGTGTGCCGTATTTGTAGGATGTGATTACGACACCCGCGTAAGTGGTTCAAAGCAAGATGTGAACAACACAATTAACGCAGCAAACAACATTCAGAGCAATCAGCCAACACCTACGGATATTTCGTATTCGCTCGAAAGATACAATCTTATCCGCAGAGCATATTGGGTAAATGGTCAGCGCGAAAAGGCAAATGCACTTCCTTGTGAGGTAGAGAAACCTCTTGGATATGTTGTATTGTTTAGCGGCAATGTAGTTATTGGCAACTTTGTTGTTGATGGTAAAGTATCGAGCCTTAATAGTTATCTTACTCCTGATAGTGAGTATTACGAGTATAGCGGAGCTTCCGCTTCTTATTATAGAAATAACTGGCTTGCCGATGTAGATGGTTCTTATGGTTCTAACGACAACGGAATTTTCTTTTTCACCCCCGATGGTAAGTACATTGAATGGACTGGTACATACCTCTATTCCGATATTCCGTTTGAAGTAGATTCTCCCATCCTCAATGTTGGAGGTGGTAACTAATGCGCAACTTTGGTATTGCTTGCCTCGTTGTTCTTTTAGTTGTACTGTTTATTGGATTGCCGATTTTCTTCACTTGCACTCCTACCGGTGTTGCAACTTGGAATAATTGGTTTCACAAAGTCCAGGAAGCAGACGATGATACAAATTATAAAACCTTGAAGAAGGTAGAAGATACTTGCCGCTCTATGATTGCTTCGTATAATGCCGACAAACTCACATATGAGCAATATAAAGATTCAGACAATGAAGAAAAGCAGTCATGGGCGGAGCAGGCAAAGATGAGAGCTAATAAGACTGCAAGTTCATACAATAATTACATCTTGAAGAATAGTTATATTTGGAAGGATAATGTTCCGGCAGATATTTATATGAATCTACCATATATTGAGTGATGGATTTATACGATAAGATATTAGACGATGCAATTAGAAAACATTTTGACTATTGTATCAAATACCAAAGATATAAGAAGACGAAGAATTGATTATATAACTATCAAAGGATAAATATAAGGAGAAACATATGAGAGATAATTTAACTGAAATTGTTTTTATTTTGGATAGAAGCGGCTCAATGTCCGGATTGACAGACGATACTATTGGTGGCTTTAATTCCTTTATTGAGCAACAGAAGAAAGTAGAGGGTGAAGCCAAACTTACCACCGTTCTTTTCGATGATAGATATGAGTTGCTTCATAATGGCGTAGATATCAAAGAAGTAAAGCCTATGACAAGAGACGAGTACAGCGCAAGAGGCATGACAGCTTTGTACGATGCCATTGGAAAAACTATCAATGATGTGGGAGATAGATTAAGTAAGACTCCCGAAGATGATAGACCGTCAAAGGTTATTGTTGTAATCACTACCGATGGGGCGGAGAATTCAAGTAAGGAATTTTCGCAGAGCAAGGTTAAAGAGATGATTACGCATCAGACTGATAAGTATAGTTGGGAATTCATTTTCCTTGGTG